GCCATTATCGATTTTATCATTTGCAAATAGTTCATCCAGGTTTGTGCTTTTTTCCAGCAGTTTTTCTACATAATAGTTAAGACGATCATCTGTCAAGCGCTTTCCGTCTGGTGTAATAGGCGTAAGCGTCAGGACAACATCTTGATTCCATTTCAGACTATCTATTCCGCTCTTTGTTGCGCTATACGTTGTTGAGTACAAAGTCTGAATGGCTCCATCTTCCAGTTCAATGACTTTTCTATTGAGCAAGTCTGCATTGCTGCGCGGGAATAGATTTTGCATAATCTCGCCAATATCGCCTTCAGACATGCTGTTTTTCTTGCTGGCCTCAATAAACGTTTCTTTCAAATACTCAACCAGTTTTGTTCCCAACCCCTGGTTAATATATTCATCAAAATTGACGCCCATTGCGAACATTTTGCCAAAGTCTTCACTGAACTCAAACCCAGCATCCTGTGCCGCTTCAAGAATCGGAAAAATAACATCATTGATGTATGCGGCGGCCAGAATTGGATCAATTTTGCCGTTTTCTTTTATAAGTCCTGGAATATTGGCAAGCCCAGAAAACGCCTGTTCAATCACTTTGCGAACTGCTGATTCAGAAGTCTCTGCTACTTTTGTAGCATTATCGTTAGCAGTTTCTTCAAATGTCTTCCGCATGGTTTTAAAGACTTCTTCATACTCTTTATAAACATCATTATCAATATCACCGTGTTCATGATAGAGTTCAACAGACGACCAAGCTTCATCCGTTGCCTCAACAAGTGTTTGATATCCGGTTTTTATTTCTTCCGTTGCTTCTTTTGCTGCTGCTGCTGTATCATTTACAAACTGAACAGCCCTTGCTACTGCATTTTCCTGATCACCAAAATCGATGTTTTCTCCACCTTTAAGAACTTCTTCAAGATCTACTGCAGCAGTTCTGGTCCGCTTTGCAATCAAATCCAGGTTTTTAAAATACTGTTCAGTTTCTTCTTTTGTTGCTTTCCCTGCGCTTACTTTTGCAGCAAGTTCTTCTTGTTCAACTCTGAATGCTGCCTCCGCATTTGTAATGTTCTCACTAATAGACAACATAGATGCTCTGGCCTTTTGTGCCTCAGTTTTTAATGTCTCATTTTCAGACCGAAGTGATTCGTTAAGCCCTGTGAAAATGGTATCAAAGCTCTTTGCAGTAAGGCCTGCAAACGAATCAAACACGGTTGTCCAAGCCTGTTTAAACGCATCGGCCTCTTCCTGAGTAAGTTTTCCGTTTCCACGAACAACTTCCGTAAGGTTCGCGATGGTCGCAAATGCATCAGATAAATCCGTTTTCAACTGACCAGCGCCTTCAAACGCTTTAATCGTCAACGTATATCCTGACGAAAGTTCGGTCATTTTTTCATTAAGTGCCTCAAAAATCTTATCCAGATCAATGCCGCCTTCTCCAGTTTTTGCAAACGCCTGGTTTGCAATTTCTTTAGCAGAATTCCACTGCTGAACCAGAACTTCCACGGCAGAAGAAACAGTAAACATTGCACCGCCAACGGCAGCACCAAGCAAAATTCCGGCCGGACCAGCGACAATACCAAACCCGGCCGCCATAAGAACATCACCAATAATTCCCTTGATAACGCCAAGATCTTTCAGTGCCTGTGCCTTGTCTGATTCTTCATTTGCAAGGCCAATTCCATACGATATGCCACCGCTAACAACCAACTCGATGCCCGCAGTAACAATACCCATTGCGCCACTAAGCACTTTGCCAATAATTCCGCCTGCAAGTGTTGCACCAACGAGGTTTGTAACTGCATCAGCAACAAGCCAGCCATCTTCGCCAGTCTCTAAGAACTTTTTATCAAACATTTCAGTGAGTTTCCACGAGATGCTCAGTACTTCACCGGCAGCGATTAAGGCACCAAGCGTTCCAAGAACTCCGGTGAATGCTTTGGAAAACCTCCAGCTAAGAATCGCAACGCCGATCTTTTTTGCAAGGTTCCAGATACTTCCGAATGTATCTTCAATACCATCAACAAGTTGTTTGATCCATTCATCATATTCACCGATTTCCTCAAACATACTTGAATAATCAGTTGTATTTGCCCCTGCTCCGGATCCACCACCGCCAGAATTACTCTGGATAATATTTAATTCATCCCAGTCGGCAAGGAGGTCTTTGATGGCACCGCCAGCGCTCTTTGCGTTTTTTGTAGTGTCTTTATATGCTTCGGACTGTTTATAAAGCGCTTTTGTCCATGTACTCTGTCCATTCAGCAAAGAAAAGAACTGATTCAGATAATTAATACCTTCAATTAACCAGTTAACCACTGTCTGAAGCGCAGGTACAAGTGCTGTAATCAGAGGCGACACTGCTGCACCAATGGAATTTTTGAATTGATCAAGCGATGACGCTGCATTATCCATTGACGGTGCAAGAGATGTTCCAACAGCCTTGCTGTAATTGTAAACATTCTGAACACCTTCCTGAAATCCAGCATTGATATGCTTAATCACTGTGCGCAGTATTCTGCTTTTTGCAATATTCGCGAATTGATGAGCGAGTTTTACAATGCCAAGATTCCCGATCCCAGTTTTTATGGAGTCAAGCATGCTCTTGAATCCAGAACCAGCCTTGCTTGCGTTCTCCATTTCCGACTGAAGCGAACGAATTCTTTCAACGGTCCTGGCAATCTGGTCACCGGTCATCTTACCAGAATTCACACCTTCAACCAGTTTATCACGAAGCGCCTCGATTTTCATGTTCAACAGATCGACCTGTGAAGACCGGCTAATCAACTGATCGACATAATCAATTGCTTCCCGTTCACTGTCTACATTGAACATTTGCTTTGGAGGCGTTTTCCCCCAGTTATTATATGAATAATCTTTATCATCAAATGCCTCTTTTGCAGCATTTCTAACTTCATTAAGAGATTCGACTGTTTCATGTGCCTGAGTCTGAACATTTTCAAGCGTTTCTTCGATTTCGCTTTTTCCGCCATCATAAAGAATAATAGATTTTGCTTCTGTCGGTGATGTTGCAGACTTTCTGGCAAGATCATCCATCAACCCGTTTGTATGTTCCAAATAGTCATTAATATTTCCGAGTTGAGACGCCATTCCAGTCAAGTACTTAATCGGTTCGCCAAGCCTCGGGACAATATTCCCCATGGCATCCGTAACAGTTCCTTCAACCTCAATGGCGCCTTCCTTCATCATCTGGAAACCTGTTTCCACTTCAGTGGTTATACCGGTTTGTGCGCCGGCTGGCAGTGAAAACGCCATCCGCAGCCTGGACATCTGCTCCAGTAATTCTCGGAATTGTTCAATACCATTTCCCCATGCAGTGCTCTGCATAAGTTGCTCGGTTTCACGGACTGTGTTATTAAATCCGCCAATTCCGCCACTCGCGTCATACGCTCTGGCACCGATTTCATCAAAACCAGTATTGATACCGCTCATGTCCGCCTGGGCTTCCTTGATGGCGTCCATAATGCTCTCAATGCTACTGCCGCCGTTTATTTTGATGTTAATATTTCCAAGGCCTTTAAGCTTGCTGAGTTCATCAGCAAGCTGGCCTAATTTCACGATCGTAGAACCATGAATACTATCGTCTATCGCTTTTCCAAGATTCCTTAGTCCTGTTGCAATAGACGAGAGTTTTATCCCGCCTTCAATAGCGCTTTTAACACGATTAAGCGCGCCAACGAGGCTGTCAAGACCCGCTACCGCTTTTTCAGAGTTATCCTGGATTTGTAAGTTAAGCACTCCAACATCGGCCATGGCCTTGTCCTCCTCGCTGACGCGCCCCGTATTCTTACTGCCCAGCAGAAACGGACTTTGGTTTCTTTTCCAGTTGCTTGTTCTTTTCCAGAACAGCAGACTGGAACATTGCCAATGCCAGTTTCATCTGGTCTTCTTCGTATTTCTTGCGATCTTCTTCCTTCCGCTGCGCATCGAACTTTTCGAAGAATGGTTTTTCCGGATATTCGGGAAGTTTCGTGGTCGGTTTAACATTCAGTCCACCAACCAGCAGCGGCACACTTTGCAGTACGCTGATCAGGTACTGTCCCATGTACCAGTTATTCCGGTCTGCCATTCGCTGTTCGTTCTCCATCCGCATCTGGTATGCTTTCCGAAATGCGGGTTTCAAACTACTTTCGCCGTCCCAATACTGTTCCGGCGTCATGCCCATCAGCAGGTAGTGAGGAAAAAGTTCGTCAAATATATCACCATACGGATGGGGACTCGTCTGCTGGGGTTGTTCTTCTTCTGTCAGACGGTCTCCCACGTAGGGTCCGCATTCTCGTCGTCGGCCATCAGATCTTCCAGCGGTTTCAGATAAAGTTTGGTCAGAGCGCCAAGCAGTTTTTCCTTGGCCGTCTGCTGGTTCCAGATTTCCTTGGCCTGTTCAGGGGTAATCCCCTTGTGATGCGCCTGGAATGCGCCCAGGAACAGATCGTCAATCATCGTGTACGGATAGTCCGTATCGATCTTGAATCCACGCCGTTCCATGTTCTTGACGACCCTGGCATTAAACTCCAGGGTGTACTTGTTGTTTTCCTTGTCGGAAATGATCACCTTGGAAAAATCTTTTTCTGTCGCAGCCATCGGCTTGCCTTCCTTTCTCGCCGAATCAATCGGCACAATCTTTTTTCTCGGCATAACAATGCCTCCTCGTTTAAAAGGAAGGGGAGAGAGAGGTTCTCCCTCCCCCCTCTTCACTCATCCCATCAGGTGGTCTTGAAGACGATAACCGTGGCCGGGGTGCAGTTGATGGTCATACCAACCGCCTCGTTCACGCCGCCGCCGGAGATACCCGCAGAGATGTCGCCGGTCCATTCGAACTTGCCCATGTGGCCGTCCGGGATTTCGCTGCCCTGGGATCCGGAAGCACCAAACCACACGGCATAGTCATACTGCGCACCTTCCAGCGCGACGATCGCCTGGTAGTTCGTAGGGGTGTAGTTCGCACCGAACTGGAACTCAGAAGTATCGCCGATGCCGTTGATGTAGGTCATTTGTGTTCGCTGCGGTTCGCTAATCCGCAACCGTCCTTCCGGACTGCCTTATGTTGCCATAAGGATCAGACTATATCTTTACCCGCGTGGGGTACCTGCCATTTCCACCGCCAATCGCTTGCGGCGTACTCCCTTTCGGGATAGTCGTTGAACCTTGCCTTTTCAGGCCTTGGCTGCTGATTGTCTTTCGGACCGGCATTTTGTCCTCAAGAGTTTCCAGCAATTAAACAGGTTTGCTATACGCATTGCTGCGTAAAGGCGCATTACAGTCTACGCATGTAGTCGGACAGACTGGTGATGTCGATCCTCTCCTTCGGAGGAACCAGGTCCGGGAAGGAGGTGATATCGATCAGCTTTTCATAGCTGCCCGCCGTGGTCGTGCGGTACATCAGGTACGTCTGATACGTGGAAATGCCTTTTGCTGCCATTGTTTTTTTCTCCTTTCGTGAGTATTTGGATACAAAAAACGCATGAAAGCGTGGGTAGAACCCAAACTCGCAATCATGCGTCTTGTATGTGATTCAGTTGCCGTCAACCTCTGCGGTATATGTTCCCATCCTGGTCGATATCCGCTTCGTATCTGGCTACATACCGGAAGATATCCGGATTCCCGGGATTGTCGATGTATTGGCCGCTCATACGACTGAAGTTCATTGCGATCATCGCCGCATCGCCGGCCGCAAACACCTTGCGGCATTCGCTCTTCGTCTTGGCAAAAGCTTCCATTTGATACATGACCCTTGCGAAGTTTTCTCCAGGCGTCGAACTCTGCCTTTCCCGAACGGTTCGGTTATCCATTTCAACCAGACTGGAGGCAGGAAACGCGGTCGTGCTGACGATTTGTTTGCTGACCACTTTGTTCTTGGCACACAGTGGGGAGACAGCGGCATGATACCGATTGAAGACCTGAACTTCATAGTCAATCATCTGTCTTCCCCCTTTACGTCAGGATCTCGCTGGCACGTTCCGGTGCAGCCTCCTCCAACCATTTCAGTGTGTTATACATGAACGGTCTGGAAACAAAACCTTTTGTCCAGTGCACCTGGCCGTCCCGGTCGTTCCGGTAGAACCATCCAGCATAACCATGGTTGTGTACATCGTAGTCGTAGTTTCCTTCCGCCTCCGGATGCGGATCGTTCTTTCCCACAATGCCTGTGCCGTACTCGACATAGATGGCATAGGGCGCATTGGCGATCACAAAACCGCAGCGCTCACTGGGGAAGAATATGCCCTGGATGCTCTGCTCCAGTTCACCGGTATATACCGCATCCATGGATGCCACCTGCATCTTGGCGATCTCGGCGCCTTCCATGGTCAGTGCTTCCACCAGTTCCCAGCACTTTTCCCGGAGTTCATTCTGGAACAGTTTGACTTCACGGATTGCCTGATTGATGGATTGCTTGCTGAGACCCATTTCAATGGATTTCAACACCTTATAACTCATTCAGGATCACTCTCCGCATTGTCTTCGGTCTTCTTTCGAAGAGCAACGTTCAGAGTATTGATGCTCGGCCGCACGGCGCGGATCTCATACATCTTCCCCTTCCACCGGATCATTCCCAGTTCGGAAATGTCCAGGTCCGGATCGTCCATGATCAGTACATGTGTGTACCGTGTGTCCGTTCCAAAAAGGTTTTGTGTGATGAATCCACTCGGAGCGGAGATGTTCCCCCTGTAAGGCACCGGGTCGCCAAACTTCTGGTAGAACTCTCCTGTGTGCTCGCCGTCATCGTTCAGATCGGTTTCCACACCGTCAGGCGGAAAATACTCAAAGTCTGTCATGTTCCTTCTCAGGCATCTCATCTGACCACCGCCTTACACGATCACCTGGCAGTATGGGACAATTTCCTGCAACATGCCGTCCGGGATGTCCGCCGCGCCGTAATTGCGGTGGATGTTCCCTTCAATGTGCTGGATCTGCCCTTCCGCCCCGATTTTGTTGATCATATAGCAACTGATCTTCAGTTGCACGGCCGTGTACCGGTCCGGAACTTCCAGACCTTCATAGGATGTCAGATACGGATACATGCGGTTGAGAATTTTCTGTCCGGCAAGATCAAGATAGACTTCCAGGATGCCAGTGTCCGTATCGTCCCCGGGCATCATGCGCCGGAGCATGTCGATCTTCTGCTCTTTGGTCATCCTGTTCCGCCTCCCTTACTTTGCGGACGTTCTCCGCCTGGTCGTCGTGGTTTTCGCTTTTGCAGGTTCTTTGGCTGCCTCTTTTTCAGGTTCTGCTTTCGCAGGTTCCTGAGGCGCCGGCGCTTCCTTCATGGGCGCTTCCTGTACAGGTTTCGTCCGTTTCGGCGCGTCCAGCACTTCGACGGCATCTCCGAGGTCACTTTCCGTATGGAAGATTTCCCCGGCCTTGTGCCATCCGGCAGCATCTCTCACATTCCCCTTGGCTTTAACCAGCATGGTGTGTGCCCCTTTCATCTAAAAGCTTATGCCCCCGCAGGGGCCCAGGGGGCTGTATGCCCCCTGGCGATCCTTACTTGACCTTCAGCACGGCCACTTCTTTCATCCGCTCAAAGCTGGGCAGGACGATTTCAGAGGCGAAGGTGTTCAGGTTCACGGGATGAGAATCCAGGATCTGGGTGATGGCGATACCGTTGTTCACGACGGCCACTTCCGCCTCGCCGCTGCCCATCAGGTCAGCTTCCTCAGGCGTGGTGCCGCGCCAGGTGTTGCCCAGCGTGCCGTTCGGGATCACGGACACATAGTAGTCCGGGACGAACTTGTGGGTGACGCCATCTTCGTCCTTGTACTGCTTGTCGTACACGACGATGCCGGCCAGGCCCAGGGCATCCTTCAGCACGGTGATGATCTGCGCATCGGTCAGATAACCAACAGCCAGACCGTTCGTGGTCAGGAACAGGTCCTTGATGGCCTTGATGCTCCGGAACAGTTTGAAGGTCTCGTTGTTCATGATGAGCAGCGCGCCTTCGCCACCCTGCGCCTTGATGGCGTCCTGAGCGGTCCGGATGTCCGTCAGCGGATCCGCCGCAGCACCCTTGTCCCAGGTGTAGTCGCTGGGAATCGGGAAGTAGTTTGTGCCCTTCCATGCGTCGTTGATATCGTAGTCATAGGTGTAAGACACACCATTGGCCTCGATGGTGATGCCGACGTCGCCGTTTTCCGGGAACAGCAGCTGCATGATCATCCGTTCCGGAACGACCAGCGCGCCATCCAGCAGGTTGCCGGCGTCATCGAAGACCCGGTTCAGCGCGTCGTTCATGTACGGATCGTTCTTTTCCTGGATCCGCAGGATTTCCTGGCGATCCTTTTCCTTGATCTTGAAGCCTTCACGGAAGAAGGGCATTTCAGTCTCGAGGATCTTGATGCCTTCACGGCCCCGGAAAGTGGCCTTGGCGTCAAACGCGCTGGGCATCAGAGAAACGGGAAGACCCTTGTTACCCAGGATCCACTTCAGATCCAGGCCGGCCTTCTGCTTGGACGGGAACAGGGTCTCGCCCAGGTAGGGAATCTTGTTGCTTACTGATTCGGTCCAGTTGGCCGCAATGACCTTGGGCGATACCAGCTTACGAAACTCGGTAAGATTCATAGTTTTATCTCCTTTCGTAGGTTTTTGTGATGGTTTTTATTCCGGCCACTGCACATGCCGCAGCAGGTGCCCGCAGCCGACTCGCACATCCGCATACAGCGGAACTCCGGCAATGATGCACTGTGTGCAGAAGTACAGGTCTTCGCTCAGCATCCCGCGATTCTTTTCTCCGTAATTCACCCAATCGTACCAGGGGTACGTGAGTTTCCGGAAAACGCTCGTCCGGATAAGCGCGCATCCCATGCCACCGCCGTGAACAACGATCTTCGTTTTCCCGGCTTCTGCCATCTCATGCATCTCCGCTGCAGTGTATTCACTCTCCAGCGGGTAGTGGTAATACTCCTTGCCGTTCTCGTCCTTGAGTTTGCAGATGCAGGTCCGTCCTTCGTAGACATTGTTGGCAGGCCGGTGGGCATAGAACCCCAGGCACACCTCTTTGGCGTCCTCCAGCATCAGTTTCAGTGCGTCTTTCGGAAGCACCACATCATTGTCCACCATCAGCACATAGTCGGTTTCCAAGTCCATAGCGCGCTGAGCAATGTGGTTCCGCGCCGTGGCTACATCGTAACCGCGCACGCTGTCGAACAGCACTTCATGCCCGCACTTATCCAGGTCCCAGAGCGACTTGTACGTGTCCGGATAGATCGTCTCAAAGGTCGGTACGGCAATGAGTATTCTCATCGGTTATCCTCCGATCAGGTTTCACCGGTGGCCCCGGTCGCTCCAGTGGCGCCGTTCACACCGATGTTGGTGCGGAAGATCACGCCGGGCAGCGCTTCGTACAGACCGGAAGCATAGCTTACGCCGCTGTGATCCTGCGCAACCTTGGCGTTGATGATGCCCTGCACCACCGCAGCACCGTTGGGATTCTCAGCGGTATCCACGTCGTACAGAAGCACGCCGATCGCGCCGGAACCGGTCGTGGAAACGCCCGCATCCGTCAGAGGAGTACCGGCCTTCACCACGGTGCCTTCACCGGGAGTCGCAACCTTCACAGGGATCGCCTGGAAGTCCTTGCTGGCGAGGATTTCAACACCGCCGCCAACAGAAGTCTGGTTAAACTTCATGTCTTTTCTCTCCTTTCAAAAGAGTGTTGTTTATGTATCAATCGGTTCAAGCCTTCCGGCTGAACCCGTCCAGCTTTTACCGAATGTACCCCTTCAGGCCGTCGGTAATCGACTTGTTGGATTCTGCCCGGTCGCGCCCCAGCCGCTTCGCCCGCTCGATGGCCGCCTTTTCTTCGGCGTCCTCTTCGTTGCTTCCGCCTGCTCCGGGACCCGGGATCTTTCCGAACTCAATGCGCAGGGCCTTTTCCTTGGCTTCCCACGCTTTCTGGATCAGCAGCAGGGCGTTATCCACGTCCTCGCAGCCCACCAGGCATTCAGCGATCTTTCCGGCAGAATCCTCGTCCACACCGAGTTTTGCCATCACGGACTTGGAGGATTTGGTCCTGGCGACCTCTTTCTCCAGTTCCGCCAGTCTTGCCGCCTGCTTCTCTTCGGCCTCTTTCTTGTTGGCCGCGTCGATCTCTTCCTGGGTCTGCTTGGCCCGGAGATCGCGCTTATATCCGGCAGCTTCCTTCGTCGCGGCATCCAGCGCCGCTTTCTGTTTGGCCATGTCGGCCTTCATCTGCTCCAACTGCTGCTGCAGTGTGGCCAGTTCGTTTTTGCCCTTGTCTTCTCCGCCCTTGTCGGCGTTGTTGTCACCGCCCGCGCCCGCGTTCGCGTCGTTCGCAGCGGCGTCGTTGTTGTTTTCTCCTGCTCCACCGTCACCGGCAGCGGCAGGATCTGCAAACAGCTGAAGTTTCAGTCTCAACATGTCCTGTTTCTCCTTTGCGTTTTAACGTCTTCTCTGACGTTCTTTGTTTTTGCGATTTCCGTCTTCTCTGACGTTTTGCGTTTTAACGTCTTCTCTGACGTATATTTCAAACGGTTTTCACCGTCTAAAACCAGTTCCCGCATCCACGTTTCGGGCGGCGCCTCATCCACCGACTAACCTTCTTCCGTACGAAAGACAGGCTTCAGATGGCACCGGCAGCCCCAGTGCGGTTTCCTCGGAACCTCGTTCACCCGAAATACCTGGCCGTCCAGGGCGTAGCACTCGTTGCATACCCGCTCGTCGTTCGCCGTGATCCACTCCAGCATCTTGACTCCGGCGTCCTCAAACGCCTGCACCATGGCGTAGTCCGTGACGTTGATCGCATACTGCCCGAGTTGCTTGCTCCACAACCGCATGGCCTTGTCGATCTCCTGGTCCCGACTTTCCGCTGCACTCAGTGCTTCTGCCAACCGGTAGGCCTTGCGTTCCATCTCCGGATAGAACTGGTACAGCGTGATGAAGTCAGTCTCATTCAGGACGTCTTCGACCCACTCGTTCGTAATGGCCTTCTCCGCCATCTGGTGCGCCTTTTTGCCTTCGATCTTGCCCAGGTATAATCCCAGCAAGTAGGCCTCAAACGCCACCCCGTAGTACCGTTTCTTTGCCCGTTTGGCGCTGTCCCGGTAAACCTTCAGAACCGTTTTGATCACGTTGACCTGGTCAAACTTCGCCAGTTTCAGTTTGCCAAAGTCTTCCACAATCTCCCGGTTCATCTGTTGGATCGCACGGTCGCAGGCCTCGTAAACATTGACGTCTGCTGCTGCCATGCCTTAGCCTCCGTATCTCGGAGTGCTCCTCCGTCCACGGTTTGCACAACTCAGCGAGTCGTACACCTGGTTGGATTCCTTCTTAATGAACTTCTTCCCGCACACGGGGCATATGGCCCAGTTGCCTTTCTTACTGCCCTGTTTCTGCTGGGATTGTTCATCCGCCTCCGCCTGCGCCTGAATGCCTTCGACGCTGGTCGGATCCGTCGTGTCGTCTTCCTTCAGCGGAATCTCGCCTTCCTCGCCGACGCCGTTCAGCCGATCCAGTTCGTCCGCCAGCATCTGCTGATAGTCGTCATACATGATGGCGTCGCTTTCCGGATCGCGGCTCAGATGGCTGAACTTAAATGCCTGCACCGACGGCATCCCGGCAGACCTCAGCGTGGCGAAGCTCTGGGTCTTCACCAGCAGGTCTTCGTAACTCTGCCGCCAGAACCTGGGTTCCAGATCGGAGATCTTCAGACCAGTCAGCGTGTTCGTGTCCGAGCAAATCTTCAGAACCACTTTCAGCAGTTCCGTCTCCGCCCGTTTCCACATCGCCTGGGTCTGCAGCGCCCGGCCTTCCGCATGCCACCAACCGTTCCGCATGATCACGGCGCCGTTGTTGCTGCTGTCACCCGTCGAAGCGTTCCCCTGGCCCGGCATGCCGACGATCTCCAGGATGATCTGCTTCATGGAGTTGACCAGGCTGTTCGTCTGCGTCTGATCCAGCTGCTCGTTCAGGTAGTATAGTTTCTTGCCGCCGCTGACACCGTTCGGTGTCGCCGGCAGTTTGATTGCCCCCAGATCCTTCAGTGCCAGGAAGTCTTCCCGGGTAATATCCACGCCGTCAAACACCATCAGCGCCTGGATAAACTGTTCCAGACCATCTTCCTGGTTCGAAAGCGTCAGGGAAACGCTGTCCAGCAGGTCGATGACGACCTCAAAGGCGCCAATCCGGTCCGGATTGCACGGATACTCGATCAGACTGACCATCCCGAAGTTATGCCGAACTTCTTTTGTGATCTTCAACCCGGAATCTCCGGACGTGATTGTCGGCAGGCCTTCGATCGTATACGTCACGTTCGGTGTGTACACGGTGTACTCGATGTCGTTGTTCGGCGGATCCTTGTACACATACGTCACACCCATGACCGGCGTCTTCTTCACGTCGTTCCGGTACACCACAAACGTGTTTTCCACGTCAGGGACCGCCAGTTCAAACGGCGCCTCGTCCAGATATTCCGGCGGCCGTACATTGTTGTTGTCGTGCCAGCACAGCCGATATGCGGTTCCAGCGATAAACATCTTGTGCGCCAGTTCCAGGTCCAGTGTCTGCTTGTTTTCCGCCAGCATCATGTCGTTGACCCTGGCAACCTTCTCCGGGATATCCCGGTTCTGGTCCTCAACGCCCTGGTTGCCCTTCCGACTCACGTACTGAATCGGTTCGCCGGCAAACTCGGACTCCTTGAACGTAATGATCTCATTGGCGATATTCACCACGATCTTGTTGTTCACATGATCGTTATACGCCTTAGTCCGCTCCAGAATCGGCTGCTTGCCACGGTTGTAGTCCAGCAGGTACAGGATTTCCCGGCGGTTCACCGCATGTACCGACAGTGCCTTTGTCAGCACGTCAATGACGTTGTCCCGGGTGATTTCCTTCTCCGCCGTGAAAATCTGCCGGCGGCCATGCAGGCTTTTCGGGTCCAGATCGGCCGAACCGTCCACCACCGTGACGTCATAGGCCTCCAGGTTGACCTTCTTGCCCATCCGGATCCTCCTTCCGTGTATATAAAAAGACACCAACCAACGAGATCTCCTCGCCAGTCGGCGTCTCCTGCCATTCTGCCCTGTGTTGTCTGATTCCGGCCCTTTTTTGGTCGTCAAGAAAAGCAGAACAGTATCCTACAATTCGGATTATAACAACTTATCGTTGTATTGTCAATGCTTTTCGTTGTATCCAGTCGTAAAATTAAAATGGCCTTGAAAAAACTGCCACCTGACCGTAAATAAACGTCTGCGCATAGTCTGCCAGCATGGCCATCGCGTCCGGCACGTCATCATTCTTATTTTTCCCAGTCATTGTATATGAACAGAGGAAATTCATGAATCGCATATACTCCTTATCTTTTATGACACTGTCATCCTTAAACAGGAAATGTTCCTTCACAAACGGGCTGGCCATAATAATCTTCGTTTCTTTCTGCTGCGTCGTGAATTTTGTCGTCAGTTTCGTCCTTCCACCCTGTTTCTGAATCATTTCCTGAACAGCCTGGGCCACGCGGCCACCAGCGCTGTTGCTCTCAAACCGTCCCATGTGCACTTTGTGTTGCACACACTTCTGTGCAAGCCTCGGTTCCACAATCTCCGGGTTGCTGTTGTCGCACACAACATCCTCAATGTAGTAATCCTGGCCATACTGATAGGCAATCGGCATCACGCAGAAGTCCGTTCCTCTGTCTTTCGTATCGCACGCGCACAGAATCGCGTCCGGTTCTCTGTCAGGCAGTTCAAAGTATTTTCTCAGTTCGTTCCTATCATATAGCAGACCTTCGCGTTCAATCGGCTGGTTCATATACAGCGCCCGCCAGCTGGCATCATCCATGATATTCCTTTGCTCATGATAAAATGCAGTCGTAAAGCCAAGCCCATACATATAATCAAAATTGCTCTCATCATTCTCATCCAGTGCAGGCATGACGATGAATTTTGCATTGTTTTTTCCTTCATATTCACGCTCAAGCCTGGAAAGAATATCTCCGGTTGACCACCTTGTGGCCAGATGCAGTTCCTTACAATGATCACCAATTTTGCGTTGCCGAAGGTCTGTTGTGTACTGTTCCCATAATTTGTCCAAACGTTCACGAGACAACGCGATCTCTATTCCAGAGATCAAGTCATCTGCATACAACAATCTTCCTGCGCGGTACAAACCCGCATTTCCAGACCCAATGGATGTAAACTCAAGCGTCTCAAACCTTTTTCGTTTTCCAAGATCAATTCTCAGATCTTTGGCATTTGTATTTGATACACCCACACCAGGAAACACATCATGCCATAAGTATTCTCCGTCCTTGTCAAACATTCGCAAGCACTCATCATACACTCCTCGCACAAAAGCGTTACTATGACTGCCTGTTAAAATCGGTTCGTCCGGATATTTTCCAGCCATCCAGGTAAGATAGAAAATTGCCGTCGTCGATTTCCCAACGCCAGGTGGCATCGAAATACCCAATATACTCAATTCATCGCTGTCGTTCAGTTCCTGAAGCGCATTCACAGCCTTGAGCAATTGCTTTCGTCTCGGTGCGTAGAATCGTTTCTTTTGATCGCGATTCTTTTCCATGTACAGCATATACGCATCGAAATCCATCGGAGCATCCACCAGCGCACTGTGCCAGTACGCATCGTTCAGTCTCCGCAGGTCACTGGACGACGCACCACGCCCGGCCATCTCCCGCATGGCCGCACTGATCCGTCCCCGCAGCACCTTGTTCTCCGCGTGCCACTCCGCCTCGCCCGCCTGGATCCGGTTGTCGTACGCGTCCACCAGGTCCGCATAGGCACCTACATCGTCCGGCCGGCGGTCAATCGCATCCTTAATCCTGCTGATCAGTATCCTGTCGTTCACACGCTTCCTCCTCCGGCCTTCTGAACATCATCCGCAATCCCAGTTTCACCAGTTCTCGGCCGATCCGTCTCCGCACTGCCCTGGGATTCATCTTCACCCGCATGTCGTTCATCCTTGGTTCCAGCGTAATCCTGCCAATCTCAGCACTTCCTCCGTCCGACCATTCCAGGTACATCCGCCCTTCAATCGTCTTCATGCGTCGCTTCTCCTTCCGTACCGCCTACTTCTGTCATGTCCTTTTCCTCCTAACAAAAAACGGGAACAAGCCTTTCGGCTCGTCCCCGCAATACTGCGTCTTCTCTGATCAGTTTTCTTCTGACTTCTCGACCGGCACCAGTCCGCCTTCCAGCATCTGTTTCACTCGGACTACTTCCTGGACCGGATCAATCGGTTCCCACCACGCACAGTCACCATCGCTCAGGCACGTCCTGTCCGGCGACATGCCTTTCTCACACGTATAACACGTTCGCTCCATACCGTCACCACCTTATGCACCCAGTTGCGTCCAGTTCACGTTGCCACACTTCGGACAAATGTACTCAATCCGCGATCCATACGCCGTGTTTGCTCTGCTCCCACTGGCTCGCACCGCACGGCCACAATAATGACACACCCGCAGCGGCAGGTTCGGATTCTCTCCCGACACACCAGGACCGCTCAGTCTTTCTTCGCCGCTTGCCAGTCGCGCCTTGAACGCCGCCCGTTTCGCTGCCGCCTCGCGCTCCTCTCGCTTGCTCGGCTCGTTCGGCCGGATGCTGAACCCGGCGGCCGTGCTCTGCCTTGACCTGGGCTGCGCTGCCCCCTTCTTGTCTTCCGGTCGCACCCCGTTTGCCCAGTAATCAATGAAGTTCCCGTACGCTCGGTTCGTCGTCCGGAACGCACTGCCCAGCACCAGTACAAACGCCGCCACACCAATGAAGATCCAGAACGTTCCCCACTCGCCGTTGCTTGCCGACGCCGGCAACACCACCACCAGGATCAGCACCGCTATCAGTCCGGTAATCACAACCGCTCACCTCCCATCAGGGCCTTTTTTCCTTTTCCGGGATTTTTTCAGAATCACTTTTTCGACACTTTCCGTTTCTTCTCGACCCGGGGCGCCTCTTCCTTCATCCGATCCGCTGTCTTCGGGCGTCCCCTGCCTTCCGGTTTCGTCGCCTCATCGAGTACCACAACCTGCGCGTTCCGATCTCCGCCGTCGTCGTCCTTTCTCCGGACAACCATTTCGTATCCCAGCGCACTCAGCATTTCGCCGAATACCGCTAGTGGCAGATCCTTCGCATTCGTGTTGTTCAGTCTTGCCCACATGGTGGCCTGGGTCACGCCGATCCGCTCCGCTAACACCACGTTCGTCACGTTCTCTTCTTCCATCAACTTCTTGATGATGTCCTTCCCGGTCATGTGCTTGCCTCCTCGTGTCTGTTCGGGTTAATTATAGCAGTCAATTTTATTTTTGTCAATAGTATTTTTGAAAACAGGCTTTTTTGTGCGACGGGGGAGAAGTGGGGGTCACGGCGTCCTGGGTGCCTGCGGCGGATATCCCCTAGGGGATATCCGCCGCAGGCCTTGCGGGCTGATCATCCTGCAGGCAGGATCAGGATCAGGACCAGGATCAGCGGGATAATCATCCTGCAGGACCAGGATCAGGATCAGGACCAGGATCAGCCGCCTGATCATCCTGCAGGCAGGATCAGGATCAGGACCAGGATCAGCCGCCTGATCATCCTGCAGGACCAGGATCAGGATCAGGACCAGGATCAGCGGGCTGATCATCCTGCAGGCCTATATAATGAAACAAAAATATTTTTGACAAAATATGCAAAAAAGGATTGACAATCAATATTATTTTTGATTTAATACTTATGCAATCAAATATATTTTTGATTGACATTATAAACGGGAGGAAATGAAACAATGTTAGAACAAAAAAGGATCCCTATTATTGAACAAGTTGTAAACCTGCAGGAAACAAAAGGATTATATAAATTCTTTTGTAAAAGCACGGCCGCATTGTTTACGCTTGCTATTTCCATTTTGTCCATTGCGCTTGACGTTCTCACAATGGGACAATTTGAAAAACTTGTTTCCTGTATTTGGATTGTTAACCATAACGCGCGGAAATTGGAAGGTATTTGTTCCGTATCGTCAAGTGTTCATGATAATGCGCGTTGCGCATTGTGGCGCAAAATAAAAAATTGCATATGCGCAAAATGTTATGCTTTCAATCAGCAATGCAGGCAAACAGGTTTAAAAGAACACAATATTGTAAATGGTATCATTTTACGCAATGTTTTAATACCTGTAAAAGCATTTAAAAAGCTTGTCATTATCTTCCCTTACTTAAGAATTGAAAGTTTTGGGGACGTACAAAACATAACGCAAGCGCGCAATTATATTCGAATTATAAAAGCTTTTCCCCGCAAGCGTTGCGCAATATGGACAAAAAATATTGATATTTGGCATAAAGCTTTTGAAATGGAAGGGAAACCCAACAATACGACTTTTGTTCTAAGCTCGCCTTTTATCAATAAAGCATATCCGGAAACAATGCTCACAAAATATCCGGAAATTGATCATATCTTTACCGTATACACAAAAGCATACGCAACAAAACACAATATTGTAATTAATTGCGGCGGAAGAAAATGCATGAATTGTATACGCAAAAAAGAAAATTGCTATTTCCGTAACACTGAATTGTTTATTAATGAATTGAAAAAATAATTCAGGCAGGATCAGGATCAGGACCAGGATCAGCGGGCTGATCATCCTGCAGGCAGGATCAGGATCAGGACCAGGATCAGCCGCCTGATCATCCTGCAGGACCAGGATCAGGATCAGGACCAGGATCAGCCGCCTGATCATCCTGCAGGACCAGGATCAGGATCAGGACCAGGATCAGCCGCCTGATCATCCTGCAGGACCAGGATCAGGATCAGGATCAGCAAAACAACAAACAAGACAAAAAAAACGGGAGGAAAAAGCAATGGATATAAACAAGGCAATCGAAATTTACCTGCAGGCAAAACATGATGAAAGCGACGCGAAAAAGCGCGCGAGCGATGCAAAGGATTTTATCCTGCAGCATGCAGGCGACGCGGACAATTTTACGACGGACATGTATACGGTCATTATCAAAACGTCGACGTCAACGCGCCTGGACACGACGGCCCTGTATAAAGACTTCCCCGATATTAAAGAAACATACGGCAAAACGTCGACGTCAAAAACCGTCGACGCGGTCCGGACGGCCGACGTTGAAAAGAAAAGCGCGTAACTGATCAGGATCCGGGCCGGATCCGCTCCGGCCCGGCATATATAAAGCAACGGGAGGAAAAAAATGTACCTTTACTATACACCGACGCCGGAAGAATTACAGCTTATGCAGCCGAAAGAAATGTTTCTCTGGTTAACATCGGAACTGTACACCGCAAGGTTAAACAGCGAACCGGAAACGATCAACGCTATTTTGTCCGTATTCGATCAGGACGCGCGTCGCGCGTTATGTGTTGGCGCTGCAGCGCTCCGCGTCATGAAAGGATCCAGCGATACAGAATATCGCTCCGCGATAATGCACGCAATGGCGGAAACGCTATACAACAAATTCAATGGAGGCATGAAAGAATGAAACTGTTATTGACTGCTGACCGGATCCGCTCCGTGATCGACGACGTAATGACCGAAAAGGACCTGGAATTGTCGCTCCGCCGGCACAAAATCCGCTTTTCCTATGATACCAGCGCCGGTTTCCTGGCGTTCCGGATCCCGGTCCGCTCCGGCACCGTCCTGGTATACCGGACCTGTTCCCGCTCCGCTCCGTTTCAGGTCCGCTCCGCCGCTCCGGCGGCCGCTCGTCCCGTCCCTTTTTCGCTCCGCCTGGACTATTAATGGAGGTGTAAACAATGAAACTGTATCGCATTATGTGCATAAATAAGCAGCGGACAAGCGCTTTTGCGGAACTTGTAACCGCTCCGCTCCGCGTCGTCAACGGTGATATCTATTATACGGACTATCGCGGCCGCTCCTGGTGCTGCACGTGGGAGTTCAATAACGGCCGGCTCGTCCTGAATCCGGATATCATTGCCTGCTGCTCCGCCGGCATCGGGCTGTATCGCGTCGTCCCCGGTACCGGATCCGCCGCGCCGCTCCCCTGCTCCTGATCATTGAAACGGAGGTAACAGCAATGAATAATCTCGCTCCGTCTACGCCTGGCGGCCGCGTATACCGCCTGTATACCCACCTGGCCGACCGTCCGCACCTGCTCATTGCAGGATCCACCGGGTCTGGTAAATCCGTCACCGTCAACGGCATTATCTATGCACTGCTGGCGTCCAGGGCACCGACTGAGTGCAATTTTATCCTGATCGATCCGAAAAAGGTTGAACTCATTCAGTACTCCCGCCTGCCGCACACGATCCGCTACGCCTCCGAACCGTCGGATATGATCGCGGCACTACAGGACGCGGTAAAAGAAACTGAGCGTCGTTTCACGGTGATGCAGTGCCAGGGCGTCCGGGAGTTTTCCGGTCCGGATCTCTACGTGATCGTCGACGAACTCGCGGACCTGATGGTCTCGCAAAAGAACGCGGCCCTGCCTCCGCTACAGCGCCTGGCTCAAATAGGCCGTGCCGCGCACGTCCACGTGATCGCGTGCAGTCAGAACATCATGGCGCAAACAATCCCGACGGTCCTTAAATGCAATTTTCCGGCCGTTTTGGGCCTGCGTACGGCAAACGCGGCACAATCCCGATACCTGATCGCTGCGCCGGGCTGTGAGACCCTTCCTGACCCGCGCAAGGCCGGTAAGGGCTGTGGGTACCTCCGCGACGGCGCCGACCTGGACCGGTACGAACTCTATATGTACTCCGACGACGAAATCAATGGCATGATCAACTACTGGACCCGCTCCGCTGGTTACCAGCGGGCCTGCTGAAGGGAGGTGAAAACATGAGAGCATTCTATACCGATCACCTGGGATTCCGTGGTGACCTGTGTCTGATGACGAACGGTCACAGCACGCGCATAACCGTCCGCAATCCGGAAGGCCACTGCATCCACATCAGCTATGCGCCGACCTGGGAGGCGGCAAAAAATACGCTCCGGTTCATGCTGCCTGGTGCAGTCAACGACCTGACACACCAGCCCATCTGACCGACCAGCCGGCCGGCGGCGGCATATCCGTCGGATCCCTTGCGTCCCGGGCCGATCAGGCCTATAATAAATTAAAACAATACGGAGGAACAAAACCATGACGAAATCTGAGTTTATCACCTACTGCATTCAGCACGACGAGCGCTACCCGGACCTGGAACCGATCGACCTGGCGACCGCTCAGATCTTCATCAACCGGCTGGACCTTCACGAGGAAATCCCGCTCATGTCCGCACAGGATTTCATGGACCTGTGGAATGCAGGCATCCAGGATCCGGCGATCATGGAAGAATGATCCGCCGCTCCGATCAGCACCGCTCCGGCCATCCGGCTGGAGCATTTTTTATGCGTCCGGATCCGTGCATATTCGCCTGTTTCATGCACCTGAGGCCCTGTATATTATGCATTATTCGCGTGTTTTATACGGTCGTTTATGCAAAATCGAATATCTTGTGCCTCGCCTGTCGATGACATACAACACGTAGCGTGTTAACTATTCGCTAAACAGTAGTTTTACGAATAGTTGTCAGCTATAGATTGAATTTATACCAGGAGCAACCCGTCACGTCGTTAAGGTCAATTGTCTTATATATATTATATATCCGTACAAAATAATATATATATTCTCTTTTGAAAATAAAAAAACAGGCACGGATCCGCTCCGCGCCCGCCTGGTTTACTGCTCTTCCGGGATATCTTCCAGGTATTTACCCTTTAATTCATCATCGCTGGCCGCCTGGTACGGATTGTTCGGCGTCACGACGATTTGCTGTGTATCTGAGTAGTTAAACCAATTCTTTGCGATGAAACAGCCTGATCCAGGATTCAGTTTGTTTGTCAGCATCGCATCGGCCCACATTTCTTCCAAAAAACTCATGGCTTTTTTTATGATGTCACCATGTGTTGCAGTACGCACTTCACCGTTTTTCCACTCATTCAGTGTCTGTCTGCTTATACCAAGCCAATTACACATGCCAACAACCTGAGGCCGCCTGTCGTTTTCAGCACAATGCTGGAAGTATTCGCCTATTCTTTGTTCAACCTGAACAGGATCCGATATATCAATTGGCGGCAGGTTCCAAGCGACCATAGCGAAACGAATAAAGCGCGAGTTTTCGCCCGGGTCCGCTCCAAAATCTTTAAGGACGTCAAAACCGCGTTTTCTTTTTTGTGACAGTTCTGTCACCTGCTTTGTTGTAATATCCGTTCCAGGAATCGTATCAGATGACTTTTTTTTCGATGGCATAATATCACTCCTTCTGCATGATTTCGTTCCAGGTCGTCCGCTCGTACGGCGCCGCGAATTCCGGCCAATCCTTTTTCGCAGTGCTCAGGAAATGTCGGATCCGTGGATGAGTGGTGAGATCCGTAACGAATGATGTGTTATAGGCCGATGGCAGGGACAGGATGTGCCGATCACAGACGAAATTGATCACGTCCTGCTCCAGGTGTTTGTAGTGTGTGGTATTAATCGTCTGAATCATCGTGTCGTCGATTTTATCCGCCCGGATCCGCTCCAGGTTGAGTAGCATCACGCCGGCGTTGAAGTATGGTTGCTTACTGTGCACAGACGGTCCGCAACCGCAGCGTGTTTCTTCTACAGCCGCGAGGTAGTACTGAGAGAGATCGTATTCCCATAGGTCTGAGATGTCGTCCACGACGAGTGTATCCGGATCCAGCAGGAGCACGACGTCCTCATGTGGCAGGATCTTAGAGAGCGCCGCGCGCATCCAGGTCATGTACCCGTAATGCGGATGGTAGTTCGGACCTGGAACAGAAAAGATTTGCTGGTTGTGGACGTTCATAGTGATGACAGTATCCGGGATATGATACGGGAATGATGGCGTGTCGATGAGGAAATATACCGTGTCGATCATCGTGTGATAGAGCAGAGACTTTGCTGCGGTAACCATCTGACCGTAGATGCGCCGATCCCCCATGTAGACGACGACTTTTTTCATGTGTGCTTCACCTGCCGTTTCTTCCGGAGGACATCCGACCAGGACAGTGCATCGTATTGTTTATAGCCTGGTTTGTTGTCAAACGGATGCCAAGCTGCGTAGTGTTTGATGGTTTCTTCACCGTCCGGGATGCGTGGGAGGTTGAAGAACGTGGCATTGTATTCCTGTGGCAGTTCCAGGATCCTGCGCTTGCATACGGAGTTCACGGCGTCCTGCTCGCAGTAAGGGAGGTAAACGGAATTGATTGTGCGGATAATGGTATCTGCGGTCCCGTCGCGCAGTTGTGCCAGGTTGTGGATGGCGACGCCAAAGTTAAAGTATGGGTGATCGCGATTCGTAATCTGTTTTTCCTCCACCATAGCGTAGTAATAGCCGGTGATATCTACGTTCCACAGCAGGTCAATGGGTTTGTTGACCAGCGTATCGCAATCCAGCACCAGCACGCGATCCAGGTCAGGGAACAGGTAGCATAGTGCGGTTCGCATCAGCACCATGTAGGTCCATTTGGATTGATAGTTTGGTCCGGCCGGCGGGAAGTATTGCTGTCCGGAGACGTTCAGGATCGAGATGCACGGTGGGACCTCTTCCGGGAACCGGTCGTCTTCCGTGAGGAAGATCACCTGGTCCGCGCCGTCGTGAGACAGCAGGGATTTGGCACAAACGACCATGTCATGGTAAAGGTTCCGCGTACCGGCGTAGATAGCGACGCGATCACTCATGCAGTTTCGCCTGCCTTTCCATGACTTCCTGCCAGGTGAGGTCCGCATACTGTTTCACGCTGGAGTAGTGCCGCCAGAACCGCTGACCTGCGTAATGCAGGATCCGCTGCCGCTGCGCATCGCCGGTAATGTGGGAGTAGGTGGTGTAGTTATAGTCGGCCGGGAGTTCCAGGATATGTCCGGCACAGACCTCGTTGAAGGCGCCCTGTTCCGGGCAGTCCACCTTGCGGGTGTTCAGGATATCGATGATCCGCTGCTGGCAATTATCCTGGCGAAGTTTGGCGAGGTTCATCATGACGACACCAAAGTTAATATAGAGCGGGTCAGCAGAAGACTTCTGCCGCTGACGTTCCGGGACGCCTGCCAGGTAGTAGTCGTCCAGGTTGTAGTCCCACAGATCGGAGACGTTATCATTAAAGACAATATCGATATCCAGCGACAGGATCTTGTCGTACTGCGGGAAGATTTCCGGGTATGCTGCGCGCATCATGCACATCCAGGTCCAGGAATTGTCGTAGTTGGGACCATCATGCGGGAAGTAAGGCTGGTTCTTGACGTTAATGGTCTCGATGATATCCGGGATATCGTACGGAAAGGTATCGTCTTCCGTCAGGAAGTAGATTTTGTTTACGGGAATGTTGCAAAGCACAGATTTTGCTGATGCGACCATGTTCAGGTAGACGTCGTATGTGCCGCAGTAGACAACGATGCGCGGATCCTGCACCGTCGATGGGATCACGATCGGTTCCGGTGCGGGTGAAGGCATGGACGTGTCGTTTTCCGGCGGCAGCGGCGTAATGTCTTCAAGTCCTTTGATTTTACCGATCCACTCGCGGAAAGAGATATTGTCGTTCAGCAGGTAATATTCCAGTTTGTGCTCGTTATAGACATTCTGTATCTCGTTGAATACTTCTATCCTGGCTTCCTCCAGGATCGGTTCGACGTCAGCGTCAGGCATGGACGAGATGATATCGTAATGCTGGAGGAAGAACGGCAAGAACATGGGATACTGTGAATTATTCTGCCCATCCTCTGTGCAAACGGCCATGTACTCCCGACATACAGCCTTCATGAGTGTTCGCCGGTACTCATGATCCAGGCCACGGGTTTTCAGTTCTTCCGCGATCAGGATATCCCGGGGTACAGCTGTTTTGAACATCACGTCCCGGGCTGCAATGTTGTGGCGATAACTATCCTGGCGCAGTGTTTTGCAGTACGGGTAAATATCCGTTGTCAATGCTTTGATACGCCAGGGGTTTGCGAGCGCCAGGACGATGGAATTGAAGTGATGATCGTAGAAAAAGCCCGCGTCCTGGGAGAACGTGATGTTGTTGTCAATCAGGAACTGCCGGCGGTACATTTTCCCGTCCGTGTTGGAGAAGTTTGCCTCATCCACGCAGTTCATGTAGATGACATTGGTAAACCATTTGCTTTCCCGCATGACCTTGCACCAAATCACGTCTACGTCATCTGTCGGGAAGTGATCGATCATGCATGACAACGAATCAACGTCCGCCAGCATATCGTCAAAATCGCAGAACATGACCCAGTCTGATTTGCTATCCAGCAGGCCTGCGTTCCTGGCGTTTGCAACACCGACGTGTTCTTTTGACGACAGGATATGGACCGGATAACTGTAGTTGCTGAGCAGGTCCATCCACGGAAGATCGCCTTCCTCGCCATCCTGCACCAGGGTGACTGCGACTTTGTTCATGTCCACGCAGCGCTGGTGCTCCAGCATATCGAAGAATGGTTTCCCGATTTCCCATGGTTCGTCATGATGGGTGACGATCAGGTTCAGGAAAGTATGCTTCTTTTCTTCCGATGTCATGCTGCCTTCACGCAGGTAATTGTAGTAGTAGATCGGTATGTTCCACATGGAGACGACTGCTTTCGTGTTTTCCTGGATCATGTCGTGGAAGAAATCTTTATCCGATCCATAAGGTTTATCATTGAACCGATTCGATCCGATAAACTCCCGGCGCCAGGCACGGCACCATACCATGACGAAACATTCCGCAGGATCCGGAATCTTATATCCCTGACTATGCCACACAAAACTGAAGTCCAGCACGTCGCATGGAGTGTCTTTTTCCAGTTTCCGCAGGCGTTTCGCAAGCTGTTCAAAGCAATACTCATGCAGGAACCAGTCGTCATCATCCGCGAACAGGATCCATTTGCCTTCCGCGACGTCAAGGCCGGCATTGCGGGCAAGACCATCACGCTGGTAATCGACGGTCAGGATCTTGTCGGCATGAAAATCCTGTGCGATCTCTTCCGTGTTATCCGTGCAGGCATCGCAGACCACGATGAGTTCGTAGTCTCTGAATGTTTGGCTGCGGATGGACGTCAACATCCTCCGGATATGATTTGCACCGTTATGTGACGGAAGGATCACACTGAAGAATTTACTACTCATTTTTATCCTCCTCCTTTCGTTCCAGGAATCCGCACTCTTCCATAATGGCCCGGTTTGCCCGGCGAATGACCATCCAGATAACTTTGGTGGGAATGTTATGCTTCAGGCTGTAGTCTTCCACGGCGTACAGGTCATCACCCCAGCGCGATGTGAAATAATACTGCAAGATATCCTGGTCAGTTTTCACAAACTGCTTGCTGAATACATGATGACAGACGGCATAGATGCGCCGGTCCGGGGCGGACAGTTTGTCCCATTCAAATCCGTCACGTACCAGGGCGAAGTATGTCCGCCACATGTGGGTCGAAACACCGCGCCACCACTCAACGCTCTTCATCCGCATCACTTCCTTCCATCATGATCGCCACACGTTCATCCAATTCTTCCAGGCGATCGGCCGCTTCGATCACGACCCGGAGACGATCACGTGTCAGCACGCCGCCCGCATCCGCCATCAGGCGCAGTTTGTGGATCAGTTTTGATGTGGGTGTCCGTTGTCCAAGTCCGTCTTTCAAGTTACATCACCTCTTTTCACAAGACCTTCCGTGTAGATAAATGTGCCGACATGGCCGCAGGAGACGCGGCTGTCACAGTAGATGTCATATCCCAGCTGGTTTACCCGGTGACAGAAGGAAATATCCTCGCTGGCCCACGGATATGGTGCGAACGCTGGCCCGAATTTGTCCCATACCGCCTTCATTAATTTGGTGGATACCAGCACGCAACCGAACCCGCACCCACGTACTTTGAAGACGTCGTTAACCGGATAGTCCGTGAACGCTGTGATCTGTTTCGCCAGGAGACCATCCGACGTGCGCGCTGGTTCTTCCAGGCGTTCGTAAAGCACCGGTTCCGTAGGCAGGTGACGTTTGAAGTAAAGCCCGGTCACCATCTCGCATCCGAGTTCGTTCATGTCCTGGTGCAGCACCTGGAGCGTATCCGGCTGGAACACAATATCTGAATCAAACCACATGACGCGATCAAAATCATTTTCGATTGCTGTCAGACTGATGATGTTCCTGGCGTCATAGATCAGGGAATCCGGTTTGTACAGGATAGAGACGTTATCCCCTTTTACCAGATAGTCCATGGATTTGGAAAACTCCCATGGTACGGTGCTCATGCATGGAATTGCGATCAATGTTTTCATTTTCTTCCCCCTTTTACGTCATTTTGTACGGTCGGACCCGATTTTGTACGGTCGATTTTGCCATCCGTACAACACAGAAGCCTTGAAAATCAAGGGCAATGTACGGTTTGTACGGTTTGTACGGTCGATGTAAACATCCTTACGCGCGCGCGGGCGCTTAACTGCATTTTTTTGAAAATTTTTATTGCTATATATATGTGTGTATAAAAATTTCCGTACAATCCGTACAATCCGTACAAAGTCCTTATAAATCAAGGCCTCCACGTTGCACACTACCTGCTCCATCCGTACATCGACCGTACAAAATTCAGATCGACCGTACAACACGCAGGCCTTATAAATCAACGCCAATGTACGGTTTGTACGGATTGTACGGATGAGATTTTTTGATTTTTTATTTTCAAAACGGCATGTCAAGATCAGTGACTTGAATGTACCCCGCATACTCTTTCTTCTCCTCCTGGATCGGATCCGGATCCATCAGTTTGATGCCCACACAGACGGTCGATACCTTGTTGAATGTCTTCCGGCAGGTCATCCGGTTGTTCTTATTGGCATATCCGTATGACTCGCATTTCAGCAGTTCTTTTCGTTTGGCCCAGGTCAGGAATGCGCCGGCTGAGTACCCTTCCTGCTTCAGCACGCGTTCAAAAACTGACTTGATGAAGAACACATAATCGTTCTCGATTTTGCCCCACAACTCTCCGTTGTTTTGCTCGTCAACATCAAAACGCCGCTGGTTTGCACCGATAAATCCGACCAGCCATTGGTAACACCGTTCATTGACGTCCGCCTCTTCCCGTGTAATTAAATAGGGTTTGATTTCCTCCACGGTCAGGGCTTTTCCGTCTTTGAAGATCCCCAGGTCTGCCAGTTTATCGGCCGCCAGCAGGATCGACGCGGACAGCACCTGTTTGTCCTGGATCTCGCCGGACAGGGCATTGTAAAACTTCTTCTGAATGGCCTTCAGAGACTCCCTGTACTGCTCGTTTTGCAGCAGAGCGATGAACTTCCGGCCGACCCATCCATAGTTCTCTTTCAGCGCGTTTGCCATGCCCCTGGCGTCCTCAAACAGTGGTTCTCCGCCATAGTTCACCTCGATCGTACGGACGGCAGCACCGCCGCCGGAATTGCTCTGCACGATCGGCATCTCGCCGGTGGTAATGATGCAACTGCTCCAGTGTCGCTGGAGTTGCAGACCGCCTTCCTTGGCGCCCCGGCCCTTGCTGACGCCTTCACAGAGCATGTAGATGATGTCATCGAAGATCCGCCGGTCAGAGATCACCTGGAGTTCGTCCAGCAGGATGGGCATATTCCCACAGAATGCCGCGTATAACTCCAGGGACACACGGGTACCGCCAAATGTCTTGATGTACCGTCCGACCGTCGGATTTCCCCATACAGAGGCCGCCAGCATGAGGCCTACCGTCTTACCGCAGCCCTGGGTGCCCCAGAGATGGACAAAGAACGGAAGCGCATTGCATACGGACACCAGCGGGGAAGCAAAGGATGCTGCCAGGGCGATCCGTGCTGGAACACTCTTGCCTTCCCGGACAGTCTTTGCCAGGTTCATCCAGGCTGCTTCACTGCCGGTCTGATTGAAGTCGTTGTACATCCTGGCAAACTCGGCACTCTCGCCATCGTATGCGATCTTCTCCGCGTATGGTGCAAACGTACCGTCCGGAAGCCAGCCCATGTGGCCGATCGAATCCTGGCGCGGCATGACGTCGTAGTTGAGACTTTCCAGTACGCTCAGGTATTTCACGACTTCCTTGGCGTTTTCACTGTTGACTGCGACACCCTGTTTCGCCAGGCCAATGATCTTCTGTGCTGAGGCAAGCTGTTCCCGGGACACCGTCAGTGTTTTCCATGGATCCTTGCCGCGACAGTATGCAATCTCCAGTTTCTCCTCCAAGCTTTCAATGTTCGTCACGCGGCGGATTGGCATTAGTGGATGAGAGATCACTTCCACCTCGGCACCCAACTCATTTAGACGACTCACACCATATTCATCCGCCACGTACGGCCCGCACTCCATCTGCACGGGTTGCTTCGGAAAGAGCGTTTGATTGCTTCCCAGGATGGTTGCTTTCGGGCTTTTGCTTTCGACGTATGCGTTCCAGGTCTTTGTAAATCCCGGAAACTTCAGTTCCTTGGCCAGCAACTGCGTTTTGTTCAGCAGTGTTTGCAGCAGAAACTTGTTGTCTTTATGCGCATACAACCATTCATACGGCGTTTCCGTCATAAAGTCATCCAGCGTCCATGCTGGGATCAATTGAACCGCTTCCGACACATGGCATCACCTCCCTTGCATTTTTTTACGCCTGCTCTTTCTCCGCGCTTTCGATCATCCAGTCCAGGTAAACCTTGGCCTTCTTCAGATCCTGAACGCCATCCTTCTTCCGCCAGCGGCTGATGTACTTCAGCACATTCCCGCAGCAGTACTCGGTGAAACCAACCGGCGTCAGTTTATCCCGGATATAGTCGATCACCTTGATCTGACCGGCATAGTGGTTCGGATGGTTGACCATGTCAGGCTTCATAAAATCCTGATAATCTTTACAGTTCATCGGATCACATGCGTCATCTTCATGGCCGAGTTCGCAATAGAAAATCTCGCCTTCCTTGCAGTGCGTGCAGCACTCGTTTTCGCAGTCAAGAATCATGTTGTCCTCCTTATTCGCAGTAGAATGTGATTGAATCCTGGTTCATTATGAAACCGCTGTGCAGTTGTTTGACGGTGCCACAATACACGCAGTCTCCGTATCGATCCAGCGGCGCCCCGCAATTCCGGCAATTGTGACCTGCCGTCGGCCGACTGGCAAATCGTTGATTCAGTTCCCCGGTGGATGTTCTGCCGCTGACTACCTCGATTGCTTCATCGTTGTCCGGGACAACAGCGATGAGTTCATCATTCGCATACAGTTTCTTCATTCTGCGGATTCCTCCCGTCATACGATTTACTGAACTCTTCCAGTCCCCATATGTCGTTTGACGACAGTAATGGAAGTGCTTCGGCAATCTTTTCCATCGGCCAATCCCACCAGGCAAGATCCATCAGTTTATGGATCAGTCCAGGCAGAAACCGATCATACAGTTTCTTGGCTGGCACGCCTCCGACTACCGTATACGATCTCACATCATCTGTTACAACAGCGCTCCCTGCAATAACAGCCCCGTCTCCGATACTGACGCCACTGAGAATCTTCGCATCCTGTCCGATCCATACGTCATTCCCGATCCATACGTCCCCTTTTGTCTTTGTCAGGCGTTCGGAAGCACCGAACATGTCTCCCATTAACACGTTAAACGGGTATGTTGTGCACCATTCCGTGTGATGCTCGCCGCCCATCAGGATCTGAACGTTCTTACCAATGGAGCAGAACTTCCCGACATGTAGTTTCGCATTTTCTCCCCATGTCTGAACGTCCGGAATGCCATAGGTAAAATCTCCGACCTCGACGTTCTTTGTCATCCACAGTTTATGCTCCAGGTCTCGTTCATGCCGGATCTCCAACAGTTTCGCCACGCGTTCGTGAATGATCCGTCTTTCCGCAGTCAGTTTCATCACCCCCAAATCATTCGGTGCGGCAGTTCATACACCAGAAGGCTCTTCTTCTGCAGCCACACGGTCCACAGGGCTTCCGCATAATATCCTGCGACACGTTTCTGCCGGTCCGAGCATTCGCCCAGGAAGATTCTGTCTGTAGCATCAAGCAGGAAGGAGAATAGCCACTCGCAGTAGGCATTGAGGATTCCCCGGCTGGTTACGAAGAGATTGCAGATGTACATCTGATTCCCCATCATGACCTTTTCGAACGCGCCTGCATACTCCGGCTGTTTTTCTTTAATGGCCTGAAGGAAGGAGTCATACGCACGGGTCGTCAGGTTAGGTCCGATGGCGAGATTGAAATTATCAATCACCCGCCACTTAAACCAGTATTTGCCGGTCAGGATAATGTCATGCTTTTCCAGGATCTCCTGGATCCGATCCGCGTCCAGTCGGCTGTCATCGCCCTGGAAACGATTGTTATAGAACCAGCGCCGGTAGTGGCTCATCCCTACGTACGGATGGGAGGTGTTCTTCCAAATCCAATACAGACCAGTGCATTCATTAATCCGGTCGTTGTACTCGGCAATGTTCTTTCCGTCCTGTTCTGATAGCCAGCCATCTTGGCGAAAGTTGCCGACGCACAGCGCACGGTACAGATCGTCTTGTTCGATAGGATATTCCTTGTGCGTGATAACGTAATCAACGCAATCGATCATCAAACCACCTCCAAAGCCAGTTGCTAAGTTGCTTCCATCCGCTTATATTGCGAAGTTTAATTAGGCAAACGTGTACAAGCACTGATTGCCTTTTCAAGCTGTCCTGCATCCACTACTGCCCACTTATCATCGATGGATATTCGGATTCTGCTATTCAAAACGCCATCATCCTCAATAACCACTTTCGGATTGTCTAACGGTCCGGGTGATTTATAATCGAATAGTTCACATTTGACAGTCATTCCCACTTCACCGCCCTTTAAGTCCCTTGCTTCATCCATTCAACAAACGCATCTGCGCACGCTGAACATAGGTCAAACTCTATATTAGGATACGGTTGTCCTTCTCTCATGTTAGGAGCATCTCTGCGGAGCAATGAACCTTGTATTATCAGTTTTTTTGCCTTGAATATTGCGTGATTGTGAAAATCAATTTTCTGCTTACACCTATTACATAAGTAATATGAAGAAGGATTAATAAACATAATTGAACAGTCATCCTTTCTCGCTTAAATCTTCATTGTTGCCTTTAAGTCACTCTTCATCTGGTATAAATTCTTCTTTCGGACAATCTTCTTCAAGCTCTATTGGCCCTGTGCAATATCCGCACCCCATGCAATCATGGTCACAGAGTTTGCTATAATTATCGGTACATTCGTTTCGTGCGCAGACCCTGCCCAAACAGTCACCGCACCCCGGATTGTACAGTTCTGCCATCTTTGTCCTCCTCCTAATATCCTCTGTATTATTCACCACTATTCCTCCATACGCTTACCAATAATCATCAAGTCACTATTACAATTGATTTCGTTTTCTATCCGTAAAACATCATCCTTTAGCTTTGATAAATCATCTTGTAAATGCTGTTTGTATTCTTTCAGAAAGAACAAAGCATCAAACACATAATCGGCATACAATTCGTGTTCTGCGTGGTCAAACGCATCCCACACCTTTTCCAAACCTTCAATGGCATCGTCTAACTTGCTCATATCTGCTCCTTCTCAATACTCCTACCAAGGTTGTTCTCGCTTATTGTCGCTTTTTAATCAATTCGATAATTCCATAATTTAACTGCAATGCTTTTGATTTGGTCATCTGTTGTTTGCCATCCGGGTATCGGTAAGTCCTTGTTTAAGTCAGACCACAAATTAACCTTTCCACTTGAAACAGAACCACGGGCCTTACATTTAGGACATTGAACATACCATTTGTGTTGCTCTATTGGTTGGTCAAGTCCATTTACAAACTTCCTTCCCTTGCACATCATTAATCCCGGTTTCTCATATCCACAGAACGGACAGCGTTTTAACCTTTCCATGTTTACCTCACCTAATGCGTCATTATTGCCTTTAATCAAGTTGCACACAATGCCTTTGCGATACTTCAATCCATCCTGTTTGAAGTTCTTTCAGCCGTTCTTCACATTGTTCCTGTGTTTCATAACCAGAACAGAAAACCATGTTGTCAGGCCCTCTGATTCCTTTCTCAAGGTCTATAATAATCTGGCACTTTCACCCATTCGCTCATACATCCTCCTTGTGATTTATTGCGTCATAGTGGTTGTTGCAATTATTGCATCGCTTATTTAGTGACCTTTATACTGACTAATTGTTGCCTTTAAACTTCATCTTGCTTGGTAAAATACCGTGATTTTTACCAAGTTTGGAATCAAGTTGTACTTTTTCTTGGTAAAAAGTGCATCTTGTTTCCATGTTGCCTTTAAGTCACACGGCTGATGGGATGCGTTCCAGTTTTTATCCATCATTTAATCATCTTCGTCCGTAACTCTCCGTTTTACGGGTACACGGACTTGCATCCAGTGGAACCTCCTATCAAGTCATTCATTTTTCTTCCTCCACTTCAACCTGGAATGTCGGTTCGTCATGTTCACCTAATCCATATCCTTTTGTTTCCATGTACCTGCGGATGTGAACCTTATCCTTTGATACACAAAATGCATCGGCAATGCATTCTGCTACATCATCCGGTTTAAGAATCGTTATCTTTTTCATAATCATTCCTGCCTTTAATCACTTGACTATTTCTGTTTTCGTCAAGTTTTTCGTCAAGTTGCCTTTAAGTCACGTTGTGATATACACCACGATTGCTTTTACCCAATCCAGTGAATCATACAGTTCTTTCCACTCATCGTCAGACAGTGACAAAATATCACGCCCATCTTTTGTTTCGTAGTATTTGCACCCAACCATATCTCCGAGTGCTTCTTCCTCGTCATCACTTCTGAAATGGATTCTTTCCTTGCCGATATAATACTCTGTTACTTCTGAATAACCCCATTCGCCAATCCAATATGTTGAGCAATCATCAGCAACAACTTCTTCATCTACCATAGGAACTATTGGCAAGTCTGGATTCTCTTGAACCAGTTTCAGAAGCTTTTCAGTGTTTGTCATTTTCATCCTCCAATTAATCGTCAGATAGCTTCACATCGTAGAATCCACTTATAAGCTGTGTAGGATAAAACTTGATTTCATACTGATATTTGTTTACTTCCTTCGTTTCTATTTGCTCGACAATATATGTTGTATCCTGAGATAGATGAGCGTAATTAAGCACAAACTGATTTGGTTCCTTTTCAATCGTGATATTCAGATCACCGTCTTTATCAACATCGATTGACAACAACCCCGTAATCTGCATCATCGGCGTGTCTGTCCTTGTGTTCAGCACAGTGATTCGCCTTCTAATGTTAAAATCATCTGCTTCACGTTTCAGGTTGTGACGAACCGTGTCCGCTTGCCTACATGATGAAAAAATGATCAATCCTATACACAGTACCGCAACCAATAAAATCTTCTTTTTCATGTTTCCTCCTGTATTGTTGCCTTTAATCAACATTATCCAGCACTACATCCATGTCAAACTTCGTCTTTTTTAATGGGCAATCCGGTATCCCTTCCGGTATACACCATGAATGTAAAACGTTGTGATCTCGTATGTTTGCTTTGTTCCTGATGCAGTTAATACATTCACAATCTGATGCACAGTATGTTATATCGTCCATACTTCCTCCAATAGTTACCAAGATTGTTGCTTTATCGGAAGCGAATATTCTTTTCTCATACTTCACCTTCACGATCTTTTATGCACATACAATAACCATAGTATTCGGCCCGTTCCAAAGCATTTTTTTGTTCCACGGCTGTCTTCCATTGTTCCGTAACATTCACGCCATACTTCAGATAGTTATCGGCATATATAATGGCAAGCTTTATTACGTTCTCATCTTTTTGCATGAGGTAATCTACTAAGTATTTTTTATCTACAGGGTGTTCGCGTGATGGATGCTTACAAAACAACTTTTTGATAACCTTCTTAATATCAGCCATACCACTTCACCGCCTGTCCGCACTTTGAGCAATAATTATCTTCATACCAAACGATTCCGCCGCATTTTTGACATATATGTTCTTGCATCCTGTCCTGCCAGGCGGGTATCAGTCCTTCCTGTTTCTTTTGATACTCTTTCAGCAGTTCCAAAGCATCATATAACGCGTTTATTGGCGGTGGAGTTAATACTGGTAGCTTCAGCCATGATTCGATAACGCTGATTGTTTTGTCTGACTCTGCCATACTTTCTCCTTCCCAATAGCATTACTAAGGTTGTTGTCGCTTAAATTGTCATACTTCTTTCAATGGGCAGTATTCCGGTCGGTCTCTTCTGTCACAAACATGTTCATTCCAATCGTCTGAATTTTTCTCCCATGTTTCATCATCATCTTTAAATGCTTTACACCAACAGAAGTCATAATTAAATGGACAAACATCACACGCTTCTGGCATTGGCAAATCAACTTGAATCATTCCAAATTTTCCTAATTGTCCGTGCGGTTATCCCTTTCCACTTCCCGCGCGGAATCGGCAAGGACTCTACCGTAATTGGGGAAGGCTTTCCGTCCTTTCGCAACACTACCTTCTTTTTGCTAACCAAAACACCCAAACAACAATTGCAATACCGATTATCTGATAAATCCCAATTACATCACCTTCCGCAATTCGCTTACTAAGATTGTGCTAATTATTCAGGAACATCGATATCAAAGAACACGTCCGGCAGATAGTTCTTGAAATACTCCAGCAGCGGGATCATGACCTCTGCCATCTGCGGGTGCGGTTTCCCGGTAGTCCCGGCAGCCCGCAATTTCATCACATGCCGCCACTCCCGGAGATTGCACGTCATCCATATCTCTGTCTTCAAACTGTTCGGAAGGACAGACCTGGCTTCCTGGGGTGTGGATCCATCCTTCAGCATCTTGAAGTATGCCTTCTCTGCTTCCATGCATGACAAATACCAGTTACAGTAGGAGAACTCATTGTCCTTTGATTCCCAAATCCCGTCGTTATCAACGGCCTCTCTGATCGTTTTCTTTTTATTGTCATAGATATTGTTGAAGAACACTGGCTCGATCACCGTGATCTCATTCCCGAACTTATCCTGGCTGTAGTTGCAGTACCGCGTGCTTTCCTGGGCAAAGCTCGCCATCCGGTGCCGCACCAGTTCATGGCTGACACCCCGGTCCACCACAAACTTCACGCTAATGCTCACATGTTCCAGCATCGCCTCATGCCCGCGCTCGATCAGTTTCCGGACAAACTTCCCGGCAGACTCCGGAGCATCGCTGGCTTTGCTTTTGTAGCAGGTCCGACCGATCTCATCCAGTTTCATCAGCATCTGGCCAGTCACCACCGGATCGGTCAGATCCTCATACACATCTAAGTAGGGTTTAATGATTTTCACGTTCTTTTGCCTCCTCTAACGCTTTGTCCAGCGGACACCATGCCGGTTTATCCAGGAACCGGTTATATTGATCCCAATCGACATAATTCCAGCCACTTCTGGAATTACAGTATGGATACGTGCTGCGCTGTTCCGGAAGATCAATGATGCATGCGCCGCATGGTTCCACCTGTAGCGGGCAATCTTCACAACTTTCAGGAACATCAATATCCAATGTGATCCGTACCATACTTCAGTCTGTTCCTCCTGGCTTTTTCTTTCTTTCGTTTATAACTTCGGATGCTTCTACTTAATCGGTTAAAGTCTGTACGGAACATTTTTTTGTACAATCTTTTAACGTTCTTTCCTTTCAATGAAATAGTAAAGGACGTCTGC